CCCAGCTCTCGCGCGCCGTCCCACGCCACCTCTGCCGGGGACTGGCAGCCGCACGGAGCGTCCACCTTGACGACGAGGGGCTCAGACTCGGGGCAATCCACGTTGGCCGCGCCACAGGTAGGACACCAATCGGCCGTGACTCGTGCGCCACAGCAATGCGGCCTCCGTGACGTCTTGAGGAGTGCCTTGGCTGCCCGAAACCTGACGCGGTGCGCATAAACGGCAAGCTCAGCATCCAACGAATCCGCATCTGGCCGCGCCGATGGGAGGTCCCACGGCTTGGGTCCTTGTGCCGGCGGGCACGGCGCGCTGGGCCACTGCGGTCCCCATGACCATCCCAGCAACGGTTGGGTACGCACAATGTGGTTCGCGACAGCCGCCTGCCGAGGAGTCACGTGCCACTTCCACTCCGGGGGAGCCTCCTGCCCCATCCCGTTGAGGGCAACCGGGAGGAACAGACTCCGGCCCGCACAGTGGTCATAGAGATCCCTTTCCCACTTGGCCTGGTACCGGCTGATTGCCCCTTGCATGAATTTCGCCGGAATGGTTTCGAACAGCGGAGTGATGACGTGCGCGGGCTTGAACGCGTCGGTCTCGAGCTTCATGACGCCGTGGTAAAGCGTCGATCTCATGACACGCATCCGTCGCCAGGTCCCTGCATGGAGAAAGTAGCACTGCGAATTGATGCAGGCGAACTTGACCGCCTCATGACTCTTCCCGGGTGACCGTTTCAGCCCGACCGCCGACGCAACCCGCCAGAACTCCCGCTCCTGGGCCTCCGATGACCGCGCAAGTCTATCGTCGCCGTTGATGATGACACGCGCCAGATCTCGCTGGAGCCCGACAGCCAGCTGAGCCGCGAGTGAACAGGCGAGATTGGAGAGGCACAAGAGAATGAAGGAAGTCTCCTGACCCATGAGCTGGCCACACACCTTGGTCGCCACAAGGAACTCCGCCTCAAGTCTCAGGACCTCACCGCCCCAGAGAACCGAGACCGACGGCGGGCCCCGAATGAGCTCACCATCCTCGCCGAACTTGGGCTCGGGAGCTACCTTGAAGACCTTACCACGGATTTCAACATATCCGGGACCGAGTCGTCTTCTGGCGAACTCCTTCGGCATCTTGGGGTACCTGAGCTTCTTATCCCCATTATTGTCCATGACAATGTCACGGCCGACGAAGCCCCTGGTGAGCCGCTCCAGGATCCAGTTCGTCAGCGTGGGATTGAGCAGGTCGGTGGCCGCCGTGAAATCCGAGGACGCGACCAAGTCGCCGCTTGTGCCCAACATGGAATCAATGAGGTCGCCAGTGATCTTCTTGGACATCGAAGGGAAACAGGGGAGCTTCTTCAAGTGTTTCATGAGGATCTGCTGCCAGACCCGCGTGACCGTCCCACATGCCTGTGCTCCGCTCGTCACTGTCCGCACCTTACCCCCCGACTCCTTGACCGCCGTGACGTCGACCTTGGCCGACTTCCCTGTGGCCATCTCCTTGAGGGCGGCCTTGATCACGAAGGCATTCCACGACAACTCCGACCGTGGATAGGACGCGACTACCGTGGGCGTGACAGTCCCGTCAGAGCGGACCTCAGGAACCACCCGAGTCACGGGTTCCTCTTGGAGGCACGCCTCATCTGGTGACTCGTGAGGCGGGAGATGCTCGAACCTGTGGACGGCCCCCCTGCCGTACTCAACCCGCTCGAGAGGGTACTTCGGGAGGATCCCCATCGTCGGCCAAGCCATCACGATGTCGGCGGTCTTCTCCCCCCAGTAACCATGGGCCCCCCGGTAAAGCCCGCCTCCTTTGCCTGCCACAACTCGAGACGACTGGATGGACCCCGTCGACTTTGCGGGCACTGTCATGGACGCCACCTCGAACTCCGCGAGGACATCCAACATGACCTGGTCCAGGACGGGCTGAATGGCGACCTTGGCCTCCTCCACGGTGGAGTTGTCCGGTCGTGAGTCACGCACTTTTGCATGGTGAGTCCGAAGCGACTGCACTGTGACCCAATCCGAGGCATGGCCAAGGACCCCTTTGGCTTTGAACACCGTCTCGGTGAGTTCAGCGGCGCTCTCCGAGAGACCGCAGCGCCCCCTCCGCTTCATCTGGCGTGGAGTCTCCATCGTGTAGTGAGACATCCAACGGCCGAAACTGCCGTTGACCTCAATCCTGTCATGTGGAGTCCGATGAAGCCTGGCCGAAAAAGACTCGCAAAACTTCTTCACTTTGGAGAAGACCACACTCTCGTCTTCTGATCTGCAGAAACGATAGAGATTGTCCCTCATGGAAAGCCGCACCACGCGGTTGGCGCCGAAGATAGCAAGAGTCTCCTCCAAGCGATTGGAGAAAGTGCTCAGCAGTTTCAAGCCGCCAAGCTCGAAGTTGAAGTCCACCGCGGACTCAGAACCTTCGTCATTTCCAGCCGACCCCCGTTCTTGAAAAGGATCGGCCTCGGCACACGTCGACACCTCGTCGACGCCCATCGCGCGTGCAAAAGCGATGAATGTATACTAG